AACCGCGTTTTGCAAAGTTCATGCGATCGATTTCATACAACTCACCAGTCACAGCTGTACGCTTATGGAAATCGTCGATCAGTTCATTTCTGTACCAGCGGTTGGCTTCTTCAATATATTCATATGGCTTGGTGTGCACATGATATCCAAGCCGTTCCAGTTTTGTTTTTACACAGGATTCCATTGATTCCATTATTCGTCATCATCCTCCTTATATTCGGCTTCGTCATCATCATACAAGCCACTGTTTCTTCTGGATTCCATAATGTTTCGGTTATTACCATAAATCAGTGCCATTATACAGTCCTCACCCAGTTTCGGGTATTCACTGGAAAAACTTCCATCCTTTAACTGCTCATGCTCCAGTGTAGTCAACTCATGAGCCAGATGCGGACACCTGTCTGGATCTACAACGATCTTATTTGTCATCTGTAGCCATTCCCAACAGTAATCCCTGCCATGTCCGCTTCCCCAGCGTTTTATCGCTCCAGAAGCATTAAATCCCCAATCCTGCATCTCTGAAATTGAATCCGGACGGGCAGAATCACAAATAATCTCTACATCCATATATTTTTTAATCTTCCGTGCAAAGGTTGAATTTTTGCAACGTTTGGAAAACACTTCTTCCACGCAGTACAAAATATCATTATCCTGATCATAGTAGGATTTGATAAATACCTGTGGATGTTCAAAACCAAAATCCAAACCATGATCAAAATACGGCATGTTATTAATTTCCTCATCAGAAATCACACGCTCCTCCACATTTTCAAAGATTCCACCACCTGTTCCGGTGACTTCTCCCATGTAGTTGTTCGCATAATACCTCGGCTTATGGATTTTGAACCATTCCGCACGTTCAAAGAAGCGCTTTCCAAGCCATTTCACTGGCACATTATAATAATAACTGTGAAATACCCTTGTCTCTGCTTTTTTCCGGCACTCCTCCACATACTGATTCATGAAGTTATTCTTGCTTTTTGGCGGATTAAATACTTTTACATCCAGCGCTGGTGTATCTGATCGCAGGAATGTATCTTCGATGTTATCCATCTGTTCGATACCTGCCATCTCATCGCATTCCTCATGGATCAGCAGCTTCACATATCCAAAAGACAGGTTGTAAGACTTTAAACTGATTGGTTTATCTGCTCCAACAAAGATCACACACTGACCGGTTTTCTTGTATTTTGCCATCATAGGACTCGTGGTAAACTCCCACTCATCCAAATGCCCGTGCCGGATCACTGTTTTCATAAACTGATTGTAAACAGATCCGCGCAGATCGACTTTATATCGTCTGGTATAAACCACATGCGCTTCCGGATCCTGATAAATCGTTTCTTCCGCAACTGCCGCCCAGAAGTTAGACTTGATAGAACCACGACCGCCTTTACTGACAATTTCCCGAATGTTTTCCTCACCGGAAAAAGCAGCATGTACTGCACGATATGGCTCCACAAAGTCAGAAGTAATATCCGTAATAGGTACGCTCCATGCCGGTACCGCTTCTTCTGTTTCTTCGTCCGGGTTTAACTGGCCAGCATATTTTGCAATAGCTTCATAAGCTTTTACATTGCCCTGCGCTGCCTGCAAAATCATAGAAGCATTGATAACAGATTCGTAGGTGCTGTCTAATCCTAATGCCTGTAATTGATCCGTCCATTCCGTTTCCACCTGAGCAGTGAGCAGTAAATTCAATGCCTTTTTAAAGTTTGCTTTCTGGCTCCTAGCTTCTCCAGATACTTTTCCCGCTTTTCTGGCACTTTCAGTCCGTTCCTCTTGCGTTCGTCTCGCGTTCACTAATTCAATCGGCATCAGATTTTTGTTATTTGCCATCACCTCACCTTCCTATCTCTATCTATGCTTCACTCACTTTTATCATCGCCCTACAGATTACAGTTTCATCCGCAATTTTCAAAAAATATATAACTTTATATATGCCGGATCTCGACGGGCAAACTGAAATTTCAAGCACATGACCATCCACATCACAGGTACCTTCTGCCTCACGCATATCCATATCGCAATTCCAGAATTCATACTGCGCATCTGTAATCTGAAAGGGTAACTCATCACATGAAGTCACTGTCACATACAATCTCCTGTTTTCACCCGTGTACATTCTGAGTGTCTGCGTTTTCTGCAAAATAAGCTGCCCTCCTTTCCAACCTTTCCTGCTCAATCGAATACTTCTGCAGCTGTGCTTCAATCGTAAAATCAGTCGTCTGTGCTTCTGATGCGTAATCCAGCATCCGAATTTCATATTGGATGTTCTCAATGTCAACCACATACAAAATAGTCGCAACATAAGCCTGATTTCCTGCATCATCCAACGCATAAAGAGCGACGATATACTCGCCGCTCTCTAACAATGGGACTGTCACCTTCCAGATATTTCCATCTGTTCGATCGAAGATGATCTTACTGCTGCCAAGCATGCCCCATACCTGCGTGGTCATTAGTCTGTTACCTCTACAGAAATAACGAATGTCTTACCACAATCAACCGGGTTCGGTGTGATAGTTGCAGATTTGATAACCGGAGCCTTTGTATCCAAAGTTACGGTTCTGGTTACAGTTGTGGTCTTTCCAGCTTTGTCCTTTGCAACAATCGTGATTGTGTTGCTGCCCTCTGTCAGTGTTACATCCTTGTTAAAAGAGCCGTCTGATGCAACTGTTACAGCTGTACCGTTGACTGTTACTGTTACCGGTTTGCTTGTAGCATCGTCTGTAGTACCTGTTACGGTTACTGTAGATTTGTTTGTTACAAGTCCTGCTACCGGTGCAGAAATGGATAAAGTCGGCGGGATAGTGTCGACAGTAAATGTTACAGATTTCTGTGCTGCATTTCCATCGTAGTCACTCGCAGTTGCCACAACGGTATGTGCTCCATCTGACAGAGCTGATGCTGGTGTGTAGCTGCAAGTGTAGCCGCCTGTCACTGCAGTCTTTGTGATCTTGGATGCATCTACCGCAATACCGTCAACTTTCAGAGCGATTGTAGACGGATTAACTCCGGAATCATCATCTGTGATCTTCCATACAATGGCAGGTGTGCTGTTTGCAAGATACTGGCTTGCAGTCGGTGCGGTGATTGTGATCACAGGAACAACTTTCTCTTTTACCTGCAATCTCAGGCTTGCACCCAATGTGCTGTCTGTTGCATCTTTTGTGGTTACGTTTCCGGCATCATCGGTTGCTTTTACCGTTACCGGATAATAATGTCCGGATAATGTATAACTGGATTTTGACGGAGCTGTAATGGTGGCTTCGTACTTGCCTGTGCTGGTGTTTTTTGTAAGCGTATAAGTCCGACCATTAACGACCGCCTGTACTGTTTTTACACTCATACTTTGATCTCCTTTTCTTTTTGGTGTGTAATCATATGGGTAGTTATATGGATAATCCAGTCCGTAAGCCTTATTTGCTATCGTGACTCGGATCACATAACTCTTTTTTACCTGAACCGGATTCGGACTTATTTCTGCTTGTGAAATTGTGATCAGTCTGCTCTCTGCCATGTTCCTCTCCTCCGGCTCCCGTTTTTTTGCATAAAGAAAAGACAGCAGGTAAATCCTGCTGCCTAATCAATGCTAAATTCTGCTATTTATTATTTTCTATAAATTCTTTCATCATGTTCGTTAATTGAACACCCATTGCAATTCCTTTTTCTTTACATGCCACCTGGAACTCTTCCGCCACTTTCTTATTAACCTTATAGGTTTTTGAGATCATGCCGGCTTTTTCATCCCATCGATCCTGTGGTCTTTTCTTTTTTTCTTCCATGGTCTACCGCTTCCTTTTCATTAATCTTCCAATTACGTCCACTAACATATATGCACCTGCACACATAAGTATCACAGAAGCATATATATTTCTTCCGGAAGCTATGAAAATAATCCATGCGGCAATTACAAATAATACATTAAACTTTGTACTTTTCATATATTTTAAGATGAGTTATAATTGATAAAAGGTTCGGGGCTTTCGCCCCTTACCTTACTTGAGAGCCTGTATAAAACTTGCAAGTCCTGCTAAGAACGTTCCTAAGGCTATTAGCAGTTCTATCACAAGTTTTATCAGGTTCTTTTTCTTTGCTCATTTTACATTAAAACATATTTTTGGCGAACATGACCGAACATTTTATATTTTTTTCAAATCTTTTTCGATTTCATCCAAGAACCGGTTGTGCCGCATCCGGCAATTATCCTCTGTGTACTTAATCTTGCGCTTTGGAAATGCCCGGTTCATTTGAATTGCTACCTGATACCAGGTCAGATCATCTATGTAGTAAAATTCAAACATCATCCGGAGTTCACTCTTTTCGATGCTGTTTATGTATTCCTCAGCTTCATTCATCAGTTCCAGAAGTTTTGCTTCCCGTTCTTCCAGCAATTTTCTTCTTGCATTCAGTGCTTTTCGTTTTCTGGATATTAATCCATCCGGAACCCCGCTCACTTTTACCGTACCAAGTGACTTTTTGCCTTTCTTTCCGCAACTTACAGAATCGGTTACGATGCTGTTTTCCAATCTTCCTATTTCGGATTCCAGTTTCTGGATCCGTTTTCTCAAATCTTTTATCTCTTCTTTCATATTCGCATACTCAACCAGAATCATCTTCTCCAACGGCATCGCCTCCCTTATTCCTCTCTTGCAGCTCTGCCCTGCTGCCACTTATCTGTATCTCACCTCTTAGCTGCTGCCATCTAAGATATGACAGGCTCCATTCAGGATTGCCACCCATGGATGCAAGGTAATCAAGTAATGTCACAATAGTTCAACTCTTTGTTCAACTGTTTAGTTGATCTATTAGAAATATTGTCGAAAGCATTCCTTACTACTTCGAAGTTTTCTGTTTCGAAATTACTAATATACTCTCTATCCATACATCCAGCCTGCACTGTTACCCATCCGTTGCCATTCCACGCCACCTTAAATTGTGATACATCTTCCGGAAAGAGATCGTCAATATATCCTTCCATGATGTCATTCTCGTAGATCTGTTTGCCGTTCTTGTCCTTGAGACCTGTACACTGGCAAAGTGTATCTGGATCAACTTCATACTGCAACATTCTGTTTGGCAGTCCCCAATCCGTCATTGTTTCATACAAAATATAATGATGCACTGGAATCGGCGGAACATCTCCAATCGGACAATATGTTGTTTCAGCCATTTTGTAATAATATCCCTCTATCCAGTTACCTGTTTCGATATGTTTTGCTTTCATCAAAAATCTTTCGTTCATTTCACATCACTCCAATCCAATTTCTGCCCGCACTCATTGCAATAATTACATTTTCTCTGATCGTGATGCTTATCCTGCGTTGCATTGTATCTTTGCCCTACAAACCATCCGCACACAGGACAACACCAGTCCTGCCATTTTTCAAACTTCCACTCATGTGGTTGGTCGCCTTTGTTGCAATGTATAATGGACTTCCCTGTTTTTAAGACTGGCTTCATTGCCACATCTCTGGAATTCCCATCCACAAACCTCCGGATCTCTTTTACTTCCTGCTGTAACTGCTCATTACTCTTTTTCATGTTCCACCTCATACCTTTTTGTAATATCTTCCAGAGCCATCATCAAATTTTACATATACTGATTCAGGATATCTTCGTTCTTCTTTCAACGGAGATTTTTTATATCTTTCTGTAGTAACATCCACCGGTTTTCTATGTCCTTTTTCACATTCCACTGCTTCTTCCCATTCCGTAAATCGGCATTTACAGATATTACATTCATAGCTTACTGTTTTACTTGGCATCTTTTACCATCCCCATTCTGCCAATGATACCGGCGCTTTTTAAATAATCGTAATAGTTCTGTGCCAGATTTTCATCTACACCGAACTCTTTTCTGATTCTTCCAATCGTTACACGCTTCTGGTTCTTCGCCCAATTCTCTAATTTTACAGATTTGATAATCATTTGCTCCTCCTAAAATTCTTCAACTGCATTACTAAGGTCTTCCGTACCAAAGTCGATATCACAATCCTTGCAATGCCAATATGTATGACTGAAATTATTTAACGTTACCACATTTTCTTCGGCTGTAAAATCTACAGTTAACCCATTATCTTTGCATACTTTTCCACATATCGGACATTCACATGCCATTATAAATTTACTTGCCATATTATTTATTCCTCTCATACTTTTTCGGTAGTGGCATCCACGCATTCACAAACGCTCCAAAGGATGCATAACTGGCATCATCACAATGACAGAACGCTCCGCTTCCATCACCATCAACTCTATATACTCCGATATCCACGGTGGTAATACATTCATTTTCAAACGACACCAGCACATATTCTTCCGGATTCGGAAGTCTATCATTTATGTCTATCCAATTATTTTCCATCTCTTTCCACCCTCTTTTCCAAAGCTTCCTTCAAGGCTGCAATAACTGTATAATCCAGTATACTAATCTTGTCTGGATTCTCTGCTTTTCTAAATTGCAGCTTTAACAGTTCACTCTTTAGCGCACTACTGATTTTCAACGGTTCCAGTGGATCACCAATATTATCTATATACTGCGCCTGGCATGCTCTGGCTGTCCGCATTGCTTCCAAGCATTCATCTGGCGTTCCAACATCCTCATACGCTCCCAGTTTCTGAATTACCATGAACGTAATTTCAAAAAACAGTTCGTATGTTTTGTATGGACTTATAATGGCATCATTCCCGCTTTTTAAGCTGTATCTTGCCGGTGAAAATGCTTTCCCTGCATCCTTTGTCAAACGTTTGTTCATAAAATCATTATTTTCCATTGTTTTTCCTTTCCACTTTGTCTTAATTCATCCAAGGTTATCCAAGCTCTATGCTCTCACCATCTCTCCATTTTTCATCATCTTCACTAGCTCATTCATTGAAAATGATTCCACATAGCTTGTGTGTTCACCGAAGCAGGTTGTGAAGTGTAACCGGAAGCGCACAAACCGCTCATGTTCCGGAACATGCTCAACCACTGCCTTTACCCACTTTTTATCCTTAAGCTCTATTGCTCCGCTTTTATAAATTTTATATTTTCTCCAACCTTAAACATTGCTTTTCTCCTATCCAAGCGCAACCCTTACACCTGTTTCCTCTGCCAAGATCTGTCTGATATCTTCCTGGCAGATCCATCCATCATTTAGATATTCATTGATTAACGCTGCACATTCTTCCAGAAACTTACGTACCTTTGTTCCGCTCATTTTCTCTCTGGTAATCAACTCCGTGCAGATCATTGCATAGGTTGTGGATAATGCATCTGTGATCGTAATCAACTTTACCTTAAGATCTCTCGGATTTTTCGGGTACTCCATCTTTGCCAGATTCATCCGGCACTTCTGGGAGAACTTCTTCGCTTCCACTTCAACATCTGCACCGGCTTTTGCCTGTACCAGAATCGGGAACTCATGCACATCCAACTTTTTCTCGTAATGTTCTTTCAGGTACTCATTGAAGATTCCCTGTACCCTTTCCAATCGTTTCCGACCAAACCCGAACTTATCATGCAGCGTCCACAACCCAATCTCCAAAACATGCTGCATCATTGTTACTGCATATCCGGCAACATGCCTGTCATAAGCTTCGCGGTGCACCATTGCATCTATTTCGCTCTGCATCCAAACATACTGTGGCTTATTTTTTTTCTTTCTCACTAGTTTGCTGCTCATTTCCTTTCTCCTCTGCCATCGCATTGATTACCGGCGCATAGGTAATTGCCATATTCTCAGCAAACTGTAGCAGCAGCGGATCGTCTTTATACTTTTCCACCAATACGCTCATCTGCTTGGTATACTGCCGCATATCTCCGGTCCGCCGGTAATCTTTATAATTTTTCCATGCCGTATTCATAACATCCTGTATTTTTTCATGCATAATATTGCTCCTGTTA